TTGTATTGGGCCTTTTTCTTTACTGCAACAACATTTGCAACACTTTTTCTCAAATCTTTAGACGGAATGGAGCAACAGGATCGCAAGTTTCCTTACCGCCTCTGCGTTGTCAAAACCAGCAATAATGACCTTTCTAAGCGCTGGTATGTGGAATTTTATGTCTGGGATGAAAATAAAGGCAAGCTGGTCCGCAAGCAGGATTTTTCGCTCAACAGCTACAAGACCGTTGCGGACCGGTTGCGCCGTGGCCAGGAAATAAAGCGCGAAATTGATGCTGCGCTAAAGGCAGGAAAGATCATTAAGAAAGTTGATGCGGCCCCTGCTCCTGCACCAGTAGCTGTGTCGCCTGCACCGGGTGCGCCTGAAATAACTGTAGATTCTACCCTGAAGGAAGCTATTTCTTTTGCCGTCAAGATTAAGACCGGCTCTCTTTCGGACCGTTCCGGGTCCACCTATCGGAGCATCAAGAATATTTTGTTTTCCTGGATTGAAGAGGCGGCTCTGGAGGATCTGCGCCTGGGTGACGTGACACCTGGTATTATGAGCCGGTTTTTTGACTATCTGAAACTGGAACGCAAGGTTGACAACATCACGCACAACAATTATTTGCTTTACTCCAGGGCAATTTTCAATCTGTTGGTACGCCGTGAGATAATTGAGAAAAGCCCCTGCAGCTCTATTAAGAATCTTCCGGAGCAGGAGAAATCCCACGTACCTTTCCTGGATGAACAGCGGCTGCAGGTTAAGGAATACCTTGAGCTGCACGATCCGCAACTGCTGTTATTCTGCACGTTCATGTATTACACTTTCGTTAGGCGCTCAGAGCTGCGCTTCCTGCAGGTGAAAAACATTCAGAAAAAGAAGATCCACATACCTGGTTACATCTATGTGAACGGCAAGAAAACGCGGGTAAGTAAAAATGGTAAGGCGGAAACGGTTGTGATCCCGGACGGCCTGGAGAATGTGATCAATGAATTGAATCTCCGCAATTACCCGGCTGACTATTTCATTTTTGGCCAGAAGGGCCAGCCCGGACCAAAGCACTTAGGTTTGAGCTATTTTTCCAATAAACACATTCTGTGCCTCCGTGAGCTGGGGCTTAATGATGGCCAGACACTTTATTCCTGGAAACATACCGGTGTGGTTAAATTGTATATGGCCATAAAAGACATTAGGAAGATCCAGCAGCAGTGCCGGCACTCTTCTATCGCCATGACAGAGAAGTATCTGCGTGGCCTGGGCTTGTTTGACAATGAAGAGGTCCAGGCACTTTTCCCTGCTTTTTAGCAAAAAATGCCGGCAAAGTTGCCGGCATTTTCTTTGGTAAGACAGTAAGACCGTAAGAAATCAACTCTGGATGGAGCTTGGTTCATCGCCCCAATCCTCTTCTATATTTTCTTTCCAGGAGCACACCCATTGCCTTGGTTTGATGTTCCCGGTGTCCATCAGGATTATCCTGATTCCGTAGGGCTCTAATTTTGCCAGGTGGGGGTAAATCTCGGAGCCAGCATATATTCTTTTGGGTGCTCCTTTCTCTTTGATTGCCTCGGCTGTCTCTTGGGAAATCGGCTTGAACATTTCCACCAGACGGTCCACTTTTTTCCTCTCCAGCTCAGTATTGATGCCGTTTATGGTATTCACTGCCCTATCCATTCTGATTCTGTTAACCTTAATGGCTGCTTTTATTTTGGCTTTGTCCTGCCGCTTATTGGAGTTTGGAAAAAATCTGCTGCTCATATTGGGGGAAGAGTTTGTGCTGCTGCCGGTACTTATTAAGGTGCATGGTCAGGTTCCGGTGTTTCCTGTCATGCCTGTTATGGCAAAGTTGACAAAGTGCCTTTAAGTTCCAATCCTCATTATTGGTTGGGTCGTGGTCCAGATGGGCCACTGTCAGGATCACTTTCATGTACCTGGTGTTTAGCCAGGCGTTAATCGTTTTAAGGTTCTCAATGCTCAGGTGCTCCATTTCCGGCTCTTCCCGGAAGTTCATCTTTTCGTCCCTGGTACCAACGATTCCATGTTTGATTTGGCAATTCTCGCATCTCCAGTTGACGTTTTCTTTTTTGCGTTTTGCTATCTCGTTCCAATCCTTTGGGTAAAGATGCTTATTTTCCTTAAGTATAGGCATTTAACAGGAATAACCTCTTCTATTTATTCCGGTTCTCTATCAGCATCCAAATCAACCAGAATGGCCAAAACCAAGCTGCTAGCCTGGTTTCGCGTTTTGTGGCATCTGGAACGACTGATTCTGCATTGGCCAGGACGAACTCTACGCCTAGCAGCCAAATCGCTGTTAGAATTATTGAGGCTATTGTAATCATAGTTTTAGCTAAGGAGTTATAACGTACTCATAAAGGTACAATTATGCACCCTCTTTTAAAACAGAATGAGGTCCACCTGGGGTGGTTTCGTGAGCGGAAGGCTGAATTTTATTTTCTTGATGATCGCTCTCTGCCCTTCAAAACTATAGAGCTCATCCTCGTTCAGATCAGCCAGCTGTTCGGCCGTCCAGTCCAGGCTCCCCCTCAACAGCCTTCCCTGCATTAGGGTGATCCAGGATTCAAGGAATTTTTTTCCTATCCCGCCTTCGCCCTCCCATTTCAGGGTGTACTCGCCAACAATTTCCCCTTTGGCGTTCCTATTGTCTCCGGAGAGCATTGGGTAAACCATGGGCCCTTCGCTGAACGGTTGCATGCCCCGGTAAAAAGCCAGGCGCAATTCTTGGTTTTCCTCGGTAGTTGGGATCATGGGGTTGTACCCCTCTTTTTCCAGCACCGGTATTTTCCATTTGGCGAACCAGTCACGTTTTGCGGCTGCATGGTTGTCACAGAAGAAAGTCCAGTCCTCCACGCGCTTGTAATCATGTTGGTTCGGCTGCTCTGGCCAAACCAAATCCCATATGTAGTACTTGTTTTCTACCTCCAGCAGGTAAAGGTCGCCCAGCTCCGGGTTTTCTATGGCCTCCAGATCATTCCACCCGTAGATGCTGCCTTTGAAGTTGAAATTCAGGAATGGCTGCTCCCGGTCAATGGTGGTGGCGATACCCATGGTGTAGGGTGTAACTCCTTCGCCTATTTCCAGCCCCCTGTAGTCTCCTGCGTACCTGGTGAACTCACCTATTCCGCCCCATATCATTTTTCCTTCCATTAACTGCCACACATAATAGCATTTATGCTCTTTCACATAATAGCAGTCTTTAAGTTCTGCGGTTCTCCAGTCGGGCAACCCGCTTATGGTGGGCACTTCCCCTTTGTAGTTCACATCTGAGAAATCTTTGATTTCGTTTTCTGCCGCCTGGTCACCTCCCTCAGTCCTGTAGGCAAGTTTCAGCCCACTTTTGCCGGCAAATTCCTCTTCGTAGTTTTTAAGGAATTTACCGGTCAGAGGCTTCCTTATTTTTTCGCTCAGCCTGGCTTCCACCCTTGAAAGTTTGATTCTTCCATCCAGGTTGACGGTGAGGCACATTCCGAATGTGTTCTGCAGTTTTCTCAGAAGATCATAAAAGGAGATATCCGGTAATATTTCCCTTAGCCTGAAAGAGCGCCTGAAGCTGTTTTTGAAGTGGTAGATGCCCGGCTCATAGGTGGTACCGCCGTTGTAGCCCAGCCAATCATAGTTTGTAACCCCTTCGATCCAAAGGTGCAGCTCAATGTTATCCAGTGCGCTGTTGCTGATCACGACCAGATTGCTCAGTTCCTGGTCAAAGAATTGATCCTCCACCTCAATGCCTAGTTCCTCGAATCCTGTCTGCAGCAGATATTTCAGGCTTGGGAACGGGCAGATGGGGAACGACGTGCACACCTTTGGCCCGTTAACATTCCAGGTGTAGCCGATTGATTCCAGGGTGTTGTTTCCTTCTGCCTGGTTGAGCGGGAAAAAGCCCATTTCGCCGTTCCCTCCGGTTTTGGCGTTGGCATTTGGGAAATATCTGTTCAGATATTGACCGTAGAACAGGCTGTAATCCTGGTTCTCTGCATATAGCCCGCTGTTGTGTACCGGGCCGAACACATATTCCTGGACCTGCTGCAGGTCCGTTTTCTCCAGCATGTGCGTGATTACTTCCTGCTCGGTTTCGCCTAAGATCTTACTGCCTCCCAATTCCATTTTCCTTAGCCTGGCTTCTTTCAGATGTTTTACCAGCGCTTTTTCCGAAGTAGTCATGTTTCCCCGGAACCCAACGCCCGGTTCGTAGTTTCTCAGCTCAAATGAGCCTTTAAGGTAAAAACCTGCTTCCTCGTAGGTAGCCTGGAAGCTCTTTGGTGCCTGAGCTCTGCTATCCAGGCGCTGGATGTCGCCCATGGCCAGCCGTGCCTGCGGTGTGTCTGGAATGGTGAACGGCATGGTATGGGTCCCTGCCGTGTTTTGCTCCAGGAGTAAATCAGGGATTGTGCTGTTTTTCTCAAATGTGATCGGCATATCGGCCCTGAGCTCCACCACCTGGCCTTCTATTGTGAGTTTTCTCATTTTGCTCCGTGGAAATTCGTGGCTTGCGCCCGGTCATATTCAAATTGCCAGCCTGTGGGGCCTTGGTAATCTTGGCGGTAGTCAATTTTTTTCGTTCTCAGGATGATCTCCATTGGTTTGCCGTCCACCATTTCGGCCTTTTTTCTGGATAGGAGAAATTCCTGCAGGTACTCCAGGTACTCCCTTGTCTTGTAGCCTGTGGAGATTTTGTGGCTTCTCCTGCCCTCCAGATGGTACACGAACTGTTTGCCTCCGAAGCGCTCCGCGGTTTGCTGCTCTACTTCCAGGCTGTCGGTTTTTTCTCCTGTCGCCTGCAGTACATCATAGACGCAAAGGCTGTTCCTGAAAAGAAAGCTCCTTACCGGATCTGTTTGCCACTGTATTTCCAGAATCCTTGTCTCGCTTATAGCCTGGTCTGCGGTATCGCAGACGTTCAGCCTTATTTTATCGGCTTCATTGGGCCAATCGCTGTTGGGTAGGGAGAACTGCAGCAGCCTGTAGGCCCAGGGCTTTCCTGTAAGGTCCAGTGGGTATTTTCTGACGGCAACCGGCTGTGGGTTTGCCCCTTTCATAAATTCCACCCGAAGATTGACGCTCTCCAGCTCCTCTTTGGCCAGTAAGAAATAATAGAGTTCGGGTTGGTTGGGGTACACCTTCTTTTTCACCGGTTGCCAGGTCATGAATTTCTTTTCCTGTTGCATCCATGCGAAGTACTCCTGCTGGTTTATTTCCTCCGGAAGCCCGCCCACCAGCGCGGTGCAAATGTTGCTGACGTACCAGCGCATCAGTTTTGTTTCGGGGTCCTTATGGCCAATGCGAAGGAAAAACCTGGCCATGTTCCTGATCTGCAGCGTGGCTGTTCGCTCAAGGTCCGGATATCCGGGGAACTGCCTTGCCTCCAGTCTGGTGTTAATTGCGTCTGCTATATTGAATGTAGCTACCCCATCGTTTTCAGCGTCCCTGTAGCTGGTTGCCACTTTGCTGTAATCCCCGGTCATATATTCGCTTTCCATGTAAATCTCAAGCGTGACGGTTTCAGCTGGCCCCGGTGCCTGGTGCGAAATCTCTAACGCACATTTAGTGAAGATCAGCGCCGGCAGTACTTTTTCCTCCGGTGTAGGTTCCGGCTCCGGCATTGGCTCCCCCTGCTCTGGGCTTTTTTCTTCTAAGGTGGCGAATTTTTCCGCCTTGATTGATCCGGAAGGACCGCTGGCCACATCTATGCGGTACTTCCCGGGTGCAACCTGCAGGAAGGTAAACTCCTCCACCCCAAAATCCCCTGAGTAGTCCACCTGGACGTTTTCCGGCATTTTATAGAGCACGAATCTTCCCCCCGGCTCACCAGAGTAGCTTTTCCAGGCTGTAATGGAGCCTTTTTCACCTATGCCGGCATGGTTTACCGTTAGCGCAAGTTTATCATTGGTGATGGTGAAATAATACCAATCCTGTTTCTCCAGCTTCACAATTCCCCCGGTACCATCGTGTCGGTAGATGGTCACGAAGATTCCATCCTTCAGGATTGCATCCTCGGTAAAAACATTTTCTTCAGTGGATCTGGAGAATGAGCTGTTGAACGGCAACGATGCCACCGGCACCGTTTCTACGGCTTTGGTGGCATCGTTGAAATAATATTCCCTTCCTGAGTATTTGAGGTCTGCGCCTTGCGTTACTTCTCTTTTTAGTAGTCTGAGTGCCATTTATGCGGCTGTTACTATTGATTCTGATTTAATCTGCTCAATCTCTGCCTTGCTTCGCTGGTAATAATCCCAATCCCAAACACCTTCCACCGGCAAAGGATTCTCCAGGCGGTACAGGATCTGTTGCAGGGTCTGTTCCATTAATTGCCGGCTCTCCGGATTTTCCGTCACGGTCTGCGGCCGCTGCAGTTGGGTATCGCTTCCGTTCCCCGGTCCTGGCCCGCCTTCTGCGTAGCCCCGGCCGTAGTGGTTGCCGGTTCGCATGGCCTCTATGATGCTCACATAGTCCGCAACCTCGGGATTTTGCAGCAAATAATTAGGGACCACGTATTCCTGCCCTTCCTCGTTCATGGAAGCAAGGAAAGCGCCGCCTGTCTGCATTCCCCCGGCAGCGATGGATTTGGCCTGTTTTGGGGAAAACTGCACCAATCCACCCTCGGCGTATTCCTGAATCGGCTGGGCGATCACGGTGGCCAGCTGCAGGCCTGCGGCAATGGCGGTAGACACTGCCTGGGGTGAAAGGATTCCGAGCGGGTTGGCGCTGGCGCTCAACACGGCCACTGATCCGGCGATGATGGTATTGGCGATTTGTGCCTCCCGGTCTTTTTTCGCCTGCTCGTTCTTGATTTTCCGGAGGCGTTCCTCCGCCTGTTTTTCAATTTTCTCCTTTTCCTTCTCGTACTTGGCTTTCCGGAGCGTTCCCTTTCCATACTGATCATCCAGTGATTGCAGGGCAGATTCCTTTTGTTTCTGCACCCGGCGCAAATCCGCTTCCGTGGCTGCCTGGGCGAAGGAACTCAGCGCGTTGATCATATTGGTCATGATGTCGGCAAAGTTGTTTGCCGCGTCCACCATGGCCTGTTTCTCGTCTTCCCGGTACTCAGCCCGGATTTTCGCCACCGCATCTTCGCTCTCCGCGATCACGAGGTTCTTTTCCGCCTCTGTGCCTTTGGTGATCTCCAGCTCCTCCAGTTTCAGGTCACGCTCCAGCTCAATGGATTCAATCCTGGCCTTATTATAGGCTTCCCTTGCTTCCTTCTGGCTTTTTTCGTCCTGTGGCCCGAAATCCAGCTCCATGCCTTTCTCAATCACGTTGAGGTTGGCACCGGCCATGGCATCCCGCGCCCTTTTGTCAAAGAGCTCTTTCTCGGTTTCTTTCTTTTTGAGCGCCTCCTTAGCGTCCACGGCCGCTATCTCAGCGTTCATTTTCTGGCGAAGCAGTTTCTCCAGCTCAATTCTCGCGGTCCCCTGGGCCTTGCTCTCATCCATCTGGCGGATGAAGTTCTGCCGGCTCATTTCACGCTCACGCTCATATTCATCGGCAATATTGGCGATATAGGCATCCATGTACTGGCGCTCTATCTCCTGCATTTCCTTTAATTGGCGCTGGCGTTCCTCGGCCAGTTTCTCTGCGGCCCGGCGTTTTGCGTCAGCTGCTTTCTTCTGTGCGGCTTCCTGTTTGTGGCGGGCCTTTTCCTCTTCCTTGGCTTTGGCCTCCGCGTCTTCAAAATCCAGTTCCGTTACCTTTGTTACCGGGTCATTGTCTTTTTTCGCGTTCTCTTTTTCCAGGGCAATCTGCGCCTTTGTTTTCTCGCCCCTTAGTAGTGCCAGGTTCGCATCCATGCCGTTGAGTTCAGACTGGAGTGCGTTTATATCGGCCCTTACTTGGTTGAATTCAGCCGCGGTCATGGGTATTTTGACCTCCTGGATGGAAGTGGTGCCCCATGATGTGTTTTGTGAGATCATTTTGCTTTTCTTCCCGGAATCAAGCTGTGCCCTCGCAATGGTTAGATCCAGGCTTTTCTGCGCCCTTTCCTTCTCAATGACCTCAATTTTCTCTTTGTTGATGTATTTGAGGGCATCCTGCTGCTCCTTGATGAAATCACGCGCCTTTTGCGTGTTGATGGTCATGGCGTTGCCATATTTGTCCCAGGCCGTCACGGCCTGCGGCACCACTTCCGCTATTTTTGAGATCACCGTTTCCAGGCGCTCGTTTTCCTCAGCTGTGCGTGTGGTTTTTCCCTGGAGGCTTTCGTACTCCTTCAGCAGGTCGCTGAAACCTCCCTGCAGTTTCTCCACGAATTCAGACTGCTTTTCCCATTTTCCGAAAGCCTCAGTGGCGTTTTCCGCCCCTTTGGCGATCCCCAGCAAGGTGTCAACGACACTTTCCATGCCCCTTTTGATGGGGCTGTTCACGAAAGAGGTATGCAGCAGTTTGCCTAGTTTCTCCAGTTTCCCGGCGAAATTGTTGTTCTTCTTGTTGAATTCGTCCGTTAAGCTGGTCCCTTCCTTCATGGCCTGGTTGGCCAGTTCCTGTTTCTCCCGGACTATTTGGGTCTGGTTGGAGAGCAGGGCCACCACTTTCACCGCTTCCTGGCTGTTGATGTTCAGTTTCTCCAGCGTCTGTACAATAGACGTTGAACTGGCCCCTTTGAAGCGCTCTGCCATAGTCAGGAGCATTTCGTTAGGGTTGTTCTGCATCATTTCTTTGTACTCGGCAATGCCCATTTTCATGAACTTGGCGAAGCTGTCTGCCTGCTTGTTCATGGTTAGAATCACATTGGTCACGCCTCCGGATGATACTTCAGCGGTTAGGCCCAGCTCCTGTAGTGCGGCTCCTAGCCCGAGCGTTTGCGAAATATTTGGCCCTAAGTTTCCAAGGGCACCCAATCTTTTTGTGAAATCTGCGATTACGGGACCGGTTGCGGCTCCATCTGCACCCAGGGCGTTAATGGCAGAACCAATGTTATTGATTGCTTCCCCTGCGTCCAGTTTCGCCGTTTCCTTGAAGAGTTTCTGCAGTGCACCCAACTCTCTGGCCACTTCCTCTGCCCCACCCGTGAATTCATCCCCCAGGGCCACCACGGCTTTGTCAACGTTCTCCACGAAGCTCAGCAGCTCATCATTGGCCACGCCGAGCTGGCCGCCGATCACGGTAATATCCCGGAGGTCTTTGGCTTTGGTCCTGGTGTCAATTTTCTTCAGGGCTTTGTCAAACCTCTCCACCTCGTCGGTGGCCATGTTGGTTGATTTCTCTATGTCGGCATAGCTGTCTGAGAGCTCAGCGTTAGAGCTGATCACCTGGCTTACTTTTTCCGCCGCCAGCTGGAGGCCCATGAAAACGGCGGCAAGCATCCCCATCTGCGCGACTTCGCTTTTCAGCCACTGCCACATACCCCCCAATCCCTTTATTTTCTTGGTTTGGTTCTGAATAGCGCCGTCCACAGCCTGCATTTTGTCTTTGGCCTGTACCCAGGCCTCAGAACCGTAATCCATCCCCTCAATCTGAGTTTCCAGGTCTTTGTACCAGCTTTTCAGCTGGCCCAGGGTCATGCCGGTGATCCCGAGTTCTTCCCGGTGTGCCGCAATGGTGGCGTTTACCTCTTCCAGGTCTTTGTAGGCTTCCTGGTATTTTCTGCTGTTTTCCTGGAGCCCGCGCATTTGCTGGGTTAGCCTGGTCTGCGCTTTCTCCAGTTTATCCAGGTCTGCCAGGTCTTTGGTGCTCACGAAGGGTGCAATGCCTTTTTTCACCTGGTCCTGTCGCTGGATCTCATTGGTGACGGCATCAATTTTCTGCTGCAGTTCGTCCCAGCGCTCGGTCCCGAACGTTGCGCCGGTGGCCTGCTCACGATTCAGCTCTCCCAGGTATTTCCGGAGCTGCTTCATCGTCATGCCGGTAAGCCCGAGTTTTTCGCGCTGTTTGTCTACCAGATCATTGACTTCCTCCAGCTGCTTGAATGATTCAATGTATGCCTTAGTGCCGTTTTTCAGGCCACCCAGCGTTTTGAGCAGGTCCTTCTGCTTCATTTCGAGCTTACCGAGCTCATTAATCCCCTGGCTGCCGTCAACCTCTACGGCTACCTGTACTTTGTCCTGCCTAACACTCATTCCTACTTCCTCCTAGTCTTGGGGGCTTGCTGTGGCCCTGTGGCCACCTCTTTCAATGTTTCAATGATTACTTCCTGCACTTCTCCGCTCACTACCCCTAGCAGCGCGTTCAATCTGCCGTAAAATGGTTTTGAGTACCATTTGGCGGGTTTTCTGCCTTTCCTCTTCCTGGCGCTGGCCGTGGCCAATGCCAGGTTTCCGGCCATGGTTTCTATTTTGGCTTTTTTCCCAGATCCCGCACCCATATCCCTGAACCGGCCATGCTCAATGAATGAAAGATCCATCTGCACTTTGTCACCGTATTTGGCGTAGACGTTTGAGCGGAGGGAGAAAAACAGCTCTTTGTCTCCTCCTCCTTTTTCACCTACTTTTAGGCGTTTCATTTGCTCTTTCAGGATTCTGTCGGTGCGGTCCGCCCATTCCTCCACCAGCTCAAATACATCAATCAGCTGGCTCATGCGCTCCAGTTGTTGGGGAAGGTCACCGGTGCGAAACTGTCATACCAAGGGAATTCAAACCGGTAGCCGTAGACGTTGCCCCATAGAGGCCCAACTTTGTTGTAGCTCACCTTCTCCAGTCTGAAATTCTTCAGGAAACCGTATATGGTCCGTTTCTCTGAATCTTTGTAGATCCTGGCCACTATTTCCTTCCCGTACTCCAGGCAGCGGTTCAATACCAGATTCTCGTCTTTGAGATCATTCGCCCTTACCTGCTGCACGATGTAGAAAGCGCCGGTCATCTGGTTCAGGTGGTTGTCACCGCCGTTTCCGCCGAGCTCACCCTCGAAATACTCCAGGAGCATGCAAGGCTCCTGCAGGTCCAGCCTGCTTCTGAGCTGGGTAATTACTTCTTCAATATCCACCCTGGCGAAGCGCTGGCGGTTGCCGCTGTGCCCGATGGGGCGGAAGTACGTGGCCAGGAACTCAAAATAGTTGGTGTATGCGGTTAGTGTCATTTACTGGATTTTGCTTTCGCCTCTCTCTCCCTTTCCTCTAGGATGGATGCTTTCATGTGAAATAATACTGTGTGGATGTTCTGGGCCCCTGTGGGCTCATAGTCCTTTATGCTGCCGGCCAGCTGCTTGAGTATGCCCGCCCAACCGAGGTTGGCGGCTCTGCGCTGCTCCGTAACGCCTTGCTCCGGTTCCGGGAACACCTCCCGGTGCCTTTCCACGATCTGCTGCCTGCAGCCGACGAAAAACAGCATGATTGCCTGCCGTGTGGCCAACGGCAGCCGGGCTACCTGTTTGGTCCTTCTCTCCAGTAATGCCTCGTTGAATTTCTCCCTGGTGTCTCCGGTTGCCGTGTCGGCGGTTTCCTTTGCCCTGTTCCTCGGTCTGTAAAGGATGGCCACCAGACGGTTCAGGTATCTTTGATCTCTCGTGCGGTGGTAACCCAGGTAGGCTGCCTCAGCCTTTATGTACTCCAGGAAACTGCAGTTACCCAGGAGGTCGGCAGGACCATACAGCCATTTTAGGGTTCCAGGGATGCGTATTTTAGGCAGTAGCTGCTTTGTCAGGGTGCTTTTTCTGAAAAGGAAGCCACAAATAGGTTCCAGCTCCAGCAGGAGATATTCAAGTTCCTCCAGTTTCAGATGCCAGAAGAACAGCCACTGCAGGTACAGGTTGCGGCGTACCTGCAGCAGGATCAGAATACTGCTTTTGAGCACGTGTTCCACCGGTTTCCCTGAATGGATTAGCTTGGTCAGTTTAAGCAGTTGAGGCGCACTCAACTCATTGAGTGCGCCTGCAACGTTAAATTCCCTGCCGTTAAGGGTGACTTTATTCATTGGCCACATCTTTTACAGCTTCTGCCACATCTGCGGCAACGCCGGCTATTTCGGCGGCTTTCTCCAGGCCTGGGGAAATCTTCACCTTCCCGGTGGCCTTCAGCAGGAATACAGCGCCTCCTAGCTTGGCAATGAACTTCAGCACCTTTGTGACGGTGTTGAGTACCTTTTTTCCTTTGCTTGGCTCTGTGGCCAAATTTTCTACCTCTGCGCTCATAATGCTGCTAATGGGAAAAGATTGATGAATTGGATTTTGGCACCGCCTTTTTTGATCTCTGGAGCTGCGGCGGCATACAGCTTTTTGTAAAGTGCGGTGGATGTGAGCACGGCTACCTGGTTGTTCAGCATCCCGATGCTGGTGCCGGGGATGTAGCAGCCCTCTGTGTCGTCGTCGGTGTTTCCCGGGTGAATCAGGATGTACTCGAAGCCTGGCACGTTTTTGATGTGGATCATGTCGTGGCCGTACTTCCCGGAGAATTTCGGGCTTTTGTGGAAGCCCAGCTCATAGGTGCCCTCCGGAATACAGGTTTCCCCTTTTTTCTTGGTGTTGCGGCGCTCGTCCTCAACGCCGAATCCGGAGACACCTTTGCCGTTGACGGTGAAGGTGGAGACGCTTGCGTCATTGTTGTAAAGAATCCGGCTTACTGTGATCAGCGGTTTTTGCATTACTCTTGTTTTTGACTGGTTTTAGTTCTTTGTAAATTCTAATGGCGGTGTAGGTGATGGAGAGCATGAACAGGATGTTCTGCAGCAGATTTGCCTGGAGAATGTTCTCCGTCAGCACGTTCAGGAAGAGAAGGCCCCAGACCTTCACAATCCCCATATTTTCATGTGATTGCATCAGTTTAGGCCATAAAGAATTTCTCACCTGCCGCGTTGGGGTCTTGCTGAGCCTGTGGCTCCACAAATGCTCCACTTTCTTTGAATAGCGGGTATTTGTCAATTCTTGCATATAAAAAGTTCGTGAGTTCCTTCTCCGCTTTCTCCGCTTCGCCCTGGTACTGCAGCAGCAGGCGGTTGATCCTTTTTTCGTCGGCCGGCAACGTGAGCGTGAGCGCGAATGTGGAGCTGGAGGAATAAATGTGTAGCCCGGTTTCCGTGATGGCCAGCGAAAGCTCCACAATGCCTTTGGCTATGGTATGGAAAGCCACCACCGGTTTCACCTTCTCCAGCAGAAGCGCCAGATCCGGGGCCTCTGTGGTAGTTTCCTGTGTTGTCGCCTGGTGCCAGTTTTTGAGTTCCTGGAACAGTTTAGGTCCCAGGTGCTCTAAGAGCAGGCCTTGCTCTATCCTCGCCATGACCGGCTGCAGCGCGATGTAGGTGCGCCGGCTCCCGCCGATGTTCACGTACTGCGCGAATTGGCGGGTACTGTGCAGAAAATAGCGTCTGCTCTCCAGCTGGTCGTACTGCGGGTAGTCCTTTGCATTTTCCTCCAGGTACTCCAGCAAATCATCCAGGGCACGGTAGGCCGTTGTGGCATATGAGCTCTCCAGTCTCTGGATCTGCTCAGGGGTCGCCGGTTTGTTGGTTGCGTTCTGTACCTGTTGGATTCCCGAGGCGCTGATCTGCGTGGCTCCATGGGGGATATAAAGCAGATAGGCGAAGTTTGCCAGGCAGTCCTGGCATACCTCCAGCAGTGCTTTCATGGGCTCGCTCAGGTCTGCGTCAGCCTCATAGGCTGTGTGCAGTTCGTTGTAGAGCTCTCGGCCCAGGGCGGGGCGTATCTGCAGGTTTTCCGCCCTCCTGATAAAGGGCATGATATCCTCTAAATAGATACTGGCGTTGACGGCCACGTACTTTTTTACTTCCTCTAATTTTTTGAAAAGTGGCATTATTTCGCTTGCTGCTGGGTTTCCTTGCCCTGGTCGAGGCTGGTGATCCAATAATTTTTAAACCAAAGTTTATAGGGCCTGCCGGTGACTTTGCTTTTGAAGCCGTTGAACCGGTAGCAGAAATCAACCGGCTCCAGGAGCAGGTCCATTTCGGGTTTGCTGTTTGCGATCCAGATATTGTAGGCAACCCGTTTATCCGATCCTGAGCCTGCTCCCAGGCCTTTCCCCGGTGTGCGGCCGATCAGGGTGGGGTCTACCCCCTGGGAGAAGAAAATATGTGAGCTGGCTTCCTGGGAATCCTCCAGGTAAGCGCCGTCTTTCGTCTTGTCGCTTATTTCCTCAATTTTCCAGCCGGCCCATTCGGTGCCTTCTGCCGTGGTCTTGAAGACCGTGAAAATCGTTTTTCCGGCATTTTCGGCTGAAGTCAGAAACTCGGTGAATCGCTGGTATTCTTTCTTCTGGAGTTTGGTTTTCTCCTCTTCAGGTTTAGTCTCCCATTCTGGATATTTCCAGCTCCAGAAGTAGTCCGGAACCTTGATGTGGTATTTGACGGTAATGGCGTTCTTCATGAGCGCCGCCTTGAATACCGGTATGGCGTTGGCCACTTCCAGCCAGGCGCTGTTGCGGATGGAATTCCAGGGCGCTACCTGATAATAGGTATATCCTGAGCTGGTGCCGGCAATAGGGTAGATCCACTCTGCCACCTGCCTCTTCTTGGCTTCTTCCTTGAGCTGCTCCACCGCCTGGAAATATGGGTCAATGACCGGGATCTGTTTGGTGGTTTTGGCGCTTATGCGCGGGTTTTTTTCCCATTGCGCGTTGAAATAGGCCTCTTCAATCACACCATCCTCATTCTGCACGCCCCAACGTGAGAAAGCGCTTTCCTGGCAGTACAGGCTGGAAATGTAGTCGTAGCCCTTGTTCATCATGATGGTGGGCCACACATTCCAGAACTTGTAAAACTCCAGGGAGCTCTCGCGCAGATACCGGTCAATGTTGGTGCTCTGGTTCCATTCCTCCACCGCTGGGTCAATCTCGCGCACCAGCCGCTCGTTTCCGTTCGCATCAATATCGACGTGGCCATACACCAGCCCGCCTGAAATGATCGCGTTTGATTTCCAGTAGATGGTGGCACTCAGCTCCGGGTTTTTGTCTATGTCGCGCATGACCTCCTGCGGGAAGAGGTTGTTCTTGCCCCATTTCGCTATTTTCTTATCAATGGCGTTTTTCTTGGCGTTTTCGTCCTGGGGCGTGTAGGGATTGTGGGCTATCGTGCTGTGCGTGGTCACGATGGCGTTCAGGCTGGAGATAAAAGCCGTGCCTGAACCGGCGTGTGCTATGATCTCCATTAGATTGCTACCTGTTGTCCGTTGATTTTATGAATGAGCCAGATGTGGCAGGTGATCACCTCCTTTGTTTCCGGAATGAGCAGGTTCCTAGTGCCTGAAATGTATTGCCCGGTATCCATCTTGGGTATCCCTGTGCTTTGTGACGGCTTGTTTTTCTCCCTGCTGTTTTTGCTCAGTACCGCACTTTTCAAGCTGATCAGCTCTCCTCCCTTGTCGCGTTTGCGGTCGGCAGTGAAAAATTCTATTGAAAACGGCTGCGGCCACCCCCTCCTATCCTTCAGCTCCATCAGTCTGAGCCCTTGCGCTATCGAAATCATGGTGCAAAGGTGTCGGCGTGGCCAACCCAAAAAAAGGACATCGGATTTTAGCCTTTTGAGGCGGTTTGTGGGTGCAGATTTGAACTCTATCTCTATCTTTGGCCTATGACAACAAAAGAGGCATTTGTATGGCTAGCGGGTCAGCGGAACGTGCACAAAGAGCTTGGTTATACCGCCGAAAACTGGAAATCCATGAAAAAGCGCTTTAAATCGGGCGAACTATCCACTGAGAAGATTGAGGAGGCTCTGAAACTGGCCGGTTTTGAGGTGGTCCAGGAGAAACAGTGGGCGCTTAAATCCTAGTTTTAGGCTTGTTTTCTGAAAAACAGCGAAAAAAAAGGCTCCATTTAGGAGCCTTTTTTTCTTCTTCTTCTTTCTCATTTCCTGAGCAGCGGGAACTTATCCCTCCTGAATTTAGCCTGGTTGGATGTTGCCGGCTCCACATGCCACCTGGTGCGACCGGTATTGAACAGGAACTGCCGCTGTTCAATGTCCCGGTAGTAGGCTGGGGTGCATGAGCTCAGCACGATCATTAGCAGGTAGATGATTACTGCCGTCCGGAACTTGATCAGGTCCAGAAGAAAGAGTAGCAATAGGATAAACGCGATCATAAAAAAGCCTGGTCTGAATTACTTTGAAAGCTCAAAGTTCCTCAGCCAGGCTTCGGTGAAAAAGGACACTGCCAAACAGCGTCGAAACAGGCTTTTTGACTTTAGCGCCTGTTTTCTTTGCTACTTTTCTTTGTCAGCGCCATGGGCAGTATTGGTCCTCCAGCGGCTGCTTTTCAACTATGGCCTTATTCTGTTCTATCATGCACGGGCACATTTTCCTTGAATGTTAAGTATAAATTCTGGCACAGGCTTGTACTTCACCATCTGGTGGGCAGTGTACTGGTGGGTGTCCTCGTTTATCCTCAGCTGCGTGGCTAGCACCAGCTGGGGGAACAGCTCACGGCCTTCTCCCTGCACAAAGAATCGGGCACGATTAACCCAAAACCTAAGGGTATGCATATCGCCAATTTCATCTATTCCAATAATATCGGTGTCGGGATTCACGAATACTATAGGCTGGCGCGGTACCTCCGGCATTAAAATCTGCATTTTTCCATTTGCATGGAGCTTCCAGAGCTGGGTGCTTTTACCGCTGGCCCCGCCACCTGACAGGATTATCGCTTTCTTTTTCATGGTTTTCTCTTTTAATTCCGGCAATTCTGCCTTGTTTTTGAAATAAAGTTCTGATTTGGTCATTTCTGCTTGACAAGGTATAGGAGGGCTTTTTTAGCGCCTCTAAACGATTTTCTTCGGCCGTTTGTGGCAATGGCCCGATAAGTGGTTTTCCTGCGTTCTATAAAGCCAATAGGCACACCTTTTAGCATAATATGGGTCAACTCAGGATTAAAAAGGTCCTGGCAGACGAGCAACATATATCCTTTGGGCGTACGCATTGGCATCTGTCATTTTTCCTGACCGCACCAGGGACAGAATTTATGAATCACGGGCATGGTTGTCTCTTCTTCCTCTCCTTCTACAGTTAATTCCATGTTGGAATACGTGAAGGCGCTTAGAGTGCTTTTACCATCTTTTTGAATAATTCTCAATGACCTTTGTATTTGTGCGGCTACGATTCTTTTGCCTGGCAGTGGCTGCTGCTCCACGGCCTGCATGGCTATTTCTGAGGCACAGTTACAGGCCATTACTTCAATTCCGTCATGTGGTGGAACATATCTTTTAGGTCAAAAAGGAATCCCAGGGTTGTTTTAAGCTGCATGGGGTCTGCCTCCTGGGGGTGGTGGTAGAGCGTGACGAAACGGATGATTTCCTCAATGTTCTCACTCAGTTCATGCGGGGATTTGGCGTTTTCCTTGTCTGTGAGCCAGAAGAGCGGCATGAGGTTGAAATGTTTGGTGTTGAGTGGGTTTTTCACCAGCAGCGGCTCTTTTACATCTCTGATATCTGTCATGCTCTTGGCTGCGGTTTAGGGGTGATCACTGTTTTTGCCTTTGCGTTTCCGCGTAGAAGCCAGCGCCCGATGGGTGCCAGTTCCTTGTTTAAGGTCTTTTTCATACCTTTGGGTTCTGATTAAAATGTTTGACGGATTTATCTGTTAAGCATGCCCGGATGCTCCAACATCCGGGCTTTTTTTTATTCTTCGGTTTCTTCTGGAAATTCAAAGGATAGCTGTCTGTTGTTAGCCTCCCACTCCTCTAGGGTTGTATCTTTTAGGGTATTCAGCCGTGCCTTTGCCAATTTTAGGGTACTTTGGGCTTCCCTGAAATCTCTGCTTACTTTGTTCACCACTTCAATTTGTGCTTTCATTGCTGCTTCCTTGTGCTCCAGAAATAGAGCTTTCGCGGTGAAGCTTCTAAAAAGGGCTTTATAGCATGCCAGTTTATATTCTGTTACCGCTGCTTGAGCTTCCGGTTTGACATTCTTCGGATTGATTGTAAAGAGCCATCCAAAGATGAATTCATAAGGAATACAGAACATTTCGTAGTTCTTCCCGTCTGCTCCAGTTGCCATGCTGAGGGTGGCAACTGAACTAAGAATTTCGTCTCCTTCAATCTTCCTTTTTTGAGAGTCTTCATCAATTCCCATTGCTTTGCATATAGGTCTGATAGGCACAATTTTCTCCCCATTCTCCACTATAAGAATTGACACATTGTTGACTGTGGCCACTGTCCTGGTAAGTGCTTTCATTATATTACAGTTATTTGCTTTTTCTACTGTAAATTACAGCAAAGAAAAGTAAATATGCAACTTTTGTAAAAAGATTAATTTAATCTATGTTTGTGTATGGCTAAAACAACTGTAGATATTTCAGAGGAGGCTCATAGAGAATTGTTAAAAATTCAACTTGAGCGAAAACTAGAAGGAAAGAAAGGTGTAACTATTTCTACCCTAGCAAGTGAATTTTTAGATAAAGGTCTAGGAATCACCAAACCCCCAAAAACAGAAAGCCCCGGCAAATAGCCGGGGCTTTCTGTTTTTGGGGGTTTTCCAGAAAACAGGCTCAAAATTCTTAACAAGTTAATTTCCAAGCAATTTATCTTTTGCCTTCTGCATCTCCTCATCAGTAATTAGCCCCTTCTCTTTCAGTTCAGCAAGCTTTGTTAAATCATCAACAATTGAGGTTTGGGGCTTGTCCTCATTAAGTTTCTTTACAGCTAAATACTGTTCTTTTTGTAGATCGTAGGCAGCTTGCTTTCTTTCCTCTTCCTCCTTGTTAGGTGAGACAATGGCAATCACAAAACCCAAAAGAGGGCTTAGCAATAGTGACCATAAGAAAGCTCCTCCAAACCCAATCTTACGAGAGCTTCCAATAGCGCCAACTAGGGCACTCAGCATAATCCAAAGTATAAAATACACCATACTATTTTGTTTATAAATTAATTTGAGGCCTTAAAGCTACAACATTCGATTAATCCTTTGAAATGCTATTTATATAAAATAAAAAAAAAGGCTCCTAACTATTAGGAGCCTTAAATTTCTATAAAGGAATTCTAGAGAATAAATTTCCATTAATTAGTGACAAGCTAATTAATGATTTCTTTTTAATGTTTTACATTAATGTGATGCTACGTGGTGAAGTTGTAATGAAGCCTATTATTATAAATTGACTAATAATAGATTTAGATCATGAAAATTAAAGCCAAAAGCTTTTTAGATGTGAATAGCCAGTTCTTCAACTGGGGCAATTTCAACCTTCAGTTTTACATTTGCTTGTAAAGCCTTGAAAACCTTAGTTATAGTTTCAATAGTTACATTTCTTGATCCTTTTTCTAATTTAGAGATTTGAGCTTTTTGTACTCCAATAATATCTCCTAATTGTTCTTGGGTCAAGTGTTTCGCCTTTCTCATTTCTTTGATTTTCTCACTCAACATTTCTAGTGATAAATCGAACTCGAACTGTTGTCTTTCTGGAGTGCCCTTTTCTCCGTAATACTTAGCGGTGAGTTCTTCTAATGATTTTCTTGGCTTTCTTGGTTCGTCTCTCCTCCTTCTATCTTGATCGAGAAATTCTTTAGTTAGTGCTGCCATGATAGTTTGCTCTTAGTGGTTAGTTGATCCTTATAAAGGGCATCAAAGTATATTAAAGGATGACTCTGTTAAGAGTCATCCTTATTGTGATAAGAGTCTTTCAAAGCTATTGCTTTGTTGATTTGACTCTTAGGTGTCTTATTTTTCTGTTTCGTGAAACCATTAGTACAGATGATAAGTGACTTCTCTGTTTCACTGTAAAAAGCAAACAGCCTATACCAGGTCTTGTCTGCTTCGACTCGGAATTCCCAAAGATTTTTGTAGCCAGAGAGCTTTGTAAAGAACCTCCCCTTTTCCCCAGCCGAAACCCTTCTGAAGCATAAAATGAACTTCAATCTAGTTTTCTCAGGTAATGCATCCAAAAATTCCTCTGCGTCTTCCTCGAATTCAATTCGTAGGAGTTCCTTCATAGAAATTTTGTTTTTGTTAGATCTTACGCAAATATACTAAAAAGTTTCCTTATACCTCTACTTTGCTCAAGAAATCTTTTATATTTGCAATATCATAAACTTAAAAATCAATTTTATGCCAAAATCAGGCCAATCATCCAAGCCACTGGCAACGTTAGCCAGTAAAGTGTTACAAGACAACCGCTACTCGGCTGCAGCAAAGAGCCTAGCAGGTTCAGTTCTAAGTCAATCACCTAACAAGCCGTCCGGCGGCAAAAAGAAGTAGCTTAAAAGAAGAAGGCCCTTGCAGAGGGCCTTCTTCTTTTAATAGAAGTTCTGAATTTGCACCCCTTTGAATGCTTTGACGAACTGCAATTCGCGAATTGCGTCCTGCAAAAAGAGCAATTGCACCATAGAAGGTGCACAAACGCCCCTCATTGCAGCATAATCCCGACAACTTTTTAGCCACTTATTGCAGATTATCAAGCATTTACATTGTATTGATATTAAGAGAGAAGAAAAACCTCGGAGAGCAAACCACGTCCCGCGCTGGGGGTCGTTTGCAATTGCGGGGGCGGAAAGAGGGATATATGACCGTGCAAAGCGGCCCCCCATGTTGCAACGGACCAGGAATGGAGCGAAGCGGAGTTGCTGGGCTGGTGCTTCATGGGCACCGGGCACTGCCATGGAGCGCAGCGGAGTGGCAGGGTACGGTGGAGGCTGAAGGCCGCAGCGAGGCACGAGCACATAGAGCCCGCCGCAGGCACCATCTAAGTTTCTGCCTGGTGCCGGAGGTGAACGGGTAAATGGAGCGCAGCGGAATGGCCGGGCACAGGAGGCACGGGGCGGCCCCCTATGGCCAGGCGGGTGCGGAGGAACGGAGCATTGGCCTGGGCTTGTGGACGTGGCCCTAAACGCCAAACGCCCGGCCAGCTATGGTAGGCTGAAGTTACCGGGCGTTACGAGTACTGGCGGCACTCATGGAAGGAACTCAAAGATAGCAAATTACGCGCCGATTTGGAACGCGGCAGGGATAGAAACGGGAAATGCCCTGGCTCCTTTAGGTGCCAGGGCATTGAAGTGGATAGCCCGGTGCTTTAGCAGCCGCCCGCTTCCTGGTAGGTGGTCCTGTTTTCCTTGGGAGCCCACAGGTCCCTTTGGTCCAGGAAGGCCTCCAGTGTACCTTCCTGGTAGCAGTCCAGCAATTCAAGTACAGATTTAAGAGGCACCATAGGTCCGTGTACCTCAATCACTTGCCTGCTTATACTTTTCCTTTTGATTGCAGCTGTTTTGTCTAAAAACGCTTTCAATCTGTCAATAGCATCCATCGCTTACATCACTTGTGTATCAACGAAACCATAATTATTCTGCACTTTCCGGCGCTGCGTACCCCACCAGAGGCAGTCGCCGGCCTCGCTTATGTGGGTGGCCTCGGCGGGTGGTACGCCTGAGCTTTTCTTTTCTGACGATTTGTCCTTGCTGAACTTGTCCCCTGAGCGCACGATTCCTGCCTGTTGGCAGGAGATCTGCCAGGCTTTGCAGTTCGTCTTGTTGTAGATGAATTTACTCACCCGGTTGTCACCTGAGAAAGCCAGCTCCCAAAGGCGGTACCGGCTCATGTGGCTGGAGGCCTGGCCCAGGTAGTGCATGGTGACGGTCCAGCCGTTGCGCTCCAGCTCCAGTTTCCATTCATCCGCGAAACTCAGGTTGGTGCTGGCCGTTCTGGCCACGGCCGTATGGTCAAAGTAGTAGTTCACGTGGCGGGTGTGCATGTGCTTATAATACTCACAGAACCGTTTCACGCAGTCCTTCAGAACCAATGGCCTTTCCACGTAAAGCGAATTAAGGAAGCGGTATTGCCGCCCCCTGCGCTGCCCCACCACCACGGAGTTGATCGCGTTGTTGTAGTCACAGGCAATGTCCAGCGGCTGGTTTCTGTCCAGATCGGCATCCCAACGGCAGTCCTTCACCAGCGTTTGGCCCGGCTGTCGCTCCAGCAGGTCCACATAGTCATAGTTTACGGCATCATAGCCGTGCTCGTCCTCATTTAGCAAACCGTAGAATCCGTTCTCCACGGCCAGGATTCGGTTGTTGAGAACGGACAGCTGGAACACCAGATCAGTGAGGGAGCGCTTGAAGTTCTTGATCGGCTCTATGCCCAGGGCATGGATGTTATCCAGCGTCGAGGCATAGCTGCAGTAGACCGTGTTTTTCCGGAGCTCATTGCAGTAACCGTCAAACTTGTTGTACTCTTTCTGCAGTTTGAAGTGGTTGGATGGGCTGGTTTTGGCCATAAGGTCGCGCAGCTCCATCATCTTTACCTGGCATTGCAGGATTCCCTCAATGATCTCCGGGTCCATGAGCTCTTTGTAATCAAAGAGCCAGTTACCCTTAGACGTGTTGGGCATGTCAGAGCAGAACAGCAGGCTCAGGTAATTGCTCAGGTGGCCGAACACGTCAGCGTAGCCGGCCATGGTAAGCAAAGCCTCGTCCTTCAGTTTCTCATGGTTCAGGAGCTTGGCCTCATCTCCGGCCCCCCATTGCGTCCGGACACCGTTGATGCTGCCGGGCCTGTCCTGGCTCACCAGATAAACGCCTGAGCCGTTGAACCACTGGATATAGGTGTCATTCTTGAGCGGGCTCCGGTAGGCTTTCTGTATCTTCAGTTTCGCCGGGGGCGCTTTGCCTACCCAAAAATGCTCGTTCTCCCGGTAACCGAATTTCTCCCAGGCCGCAAACAGCGGAGGCAGCGTGCGTGTCAGCAGCTGCTCGTATGTGGTCCCGATCAGAAAGCCATTGCTCCGGGGCATCGTGAAGATGTTCCGGAGCGTGAAGCGGGCCATTGGTCCCTCGGTCTTACCGGTTGCCCTTCCCCACAGGATGATGTTGATCTGCGCGAAAATCAGCTCAAACATGAGCTGAGGCACGTTCATGTGCATCTTTTTCGCCGGTGCTTTCGGCTTATTCATTTGGGATTACCTCCGCATCCTGCGCCTCTCCTTCAATCATGAGGTCTTTGCGTTTTTTCGCCTCTTTCAATTTCTTCAGCTGTTCCTCCAGGTTGTCCGGAAGTTTCACATTCAGCAGCTCAGGGAAGAATCCTACCTCCACATTCTGCGGCTGCAGTTTGTCAACCGGGTAGGCCTCATTGTCCCCAATGAAGTCTTTGATGGCGTTGAGCATCCGGACTTCCACCAGACTGGCGGCCTTGTAATTGCGCGTGGCCAGAATGGCATTGCGGGTATCCATCATCATGCCCAGCACAATGTCAAACCAGAACATGCGGTTGGTTTGGGTCCCTGCCCCGAAGACTTCCTGGCAATCATCGAAGTCTTCCTGGGCGGTGTGCGCGGAATATTTCTTGCCGTCGCGGTTGTATTTCTTGACCAGCATGGGAATGACTTTCAGCCTGGAGCCGTACTTCCTGGTCAGCTCCAGGCAGGACTGCAGACGGTCCAGCTTTTCCTCCAGCGCCGGCGTGAGGGTTCCTTTCCCCTTGTAGAGGTGCTCAATGAGCACGTCCGCATCTGTCTGTGTGGTTAGGCGCCGGCTCATTGTTCGTTATCTATCTGCAGGTGTTGGAAATACTCAATGGCCATGATCTGGGCATCTTTGGAGCCCGATCTGGCCAGTTTGAAAATTGATTCCCTCACTTCAGCCTCGGCCATGAGCCTGCCCTTGGTGAGCGCAGTGCTCACCGGGCTTTCCGGAATGGCGGCGTGGTACTCAAAGTGCGGGTATGGGATGCCCACGATTAGGGCAATTTGTCGGTCGGTGAAAGCGAGCCTGGCATTATTCTCTATCTCGTTAATCACCTCTTCGTCCAGGATCTCTGCGTACATTTTCTGTCCTTTTAAATTTTAGTGGTTGCTCATTCAGGATCTCCTCTTCGATCCAGTCAATATTGAAAGCGGCGGTTTCCGTGTCGGTCAGGATCACCCCGGCCTCAATCCTGGGGTTTTTGGTGAAATTGGCGCTGGAGATGATGCTCACCGCCCATTCCTCATTGCAGATCACGGTTACCTTTGCGTGTATTTTGGTGAGTTTCTTGCGCTCAATCACGCTGTCTATGAGCTGGAATACCTTGGGGTTCCTGGCCTGGATGCGGTAGTCGAAGAGGCACGTGAGGCTGCGGATCAGTCCTTTCTCCGTGAAATCCAGAATGGCCCGCACCGGTTCTTCGGTGAGGCTCCAGGTGGTGATGTAGACATCGGCCGGCCCGGTCCTTTCGAGGATAAACTCCAGCAGGTCGTGGTTGCTCCATTGGCCACCGGTGGCGAATGGGATGATCTCCCCCTGCTGCAGCTCACCGATCACCTGGCGCAGCTGCTTGAGGCCTACCCCGCGGATGGAATCTTTCTTCCGGCCCCTGCTGCGGGTGGCCCGCCCTTTCACCGCCTGGTCTGTTTCCTCTTCCTGGCCTGGCTCTTTCCCGGGGATGCTCATGCCCGCCCTCAGTTCGCTTTTCCTAAACAGCATTGGCTTTCTCCAGTAATTGCTCCAGTCGGAATTTCTCCTGCTGCAGCTCCTTCAATTGTTCTTTCTTGGTGGGGTCGTTCTTGATGCGGGATATTTTCGGGCGGATGTTCTGGAGCATTTTCTCCAGCATGTAGCGGTCCAGCGCCTGGGCCTCCTCCTCCTGTTCTTCTGCCGGCATTGCCTGGTGCGGAAAATAGCCGTGTTTGGCCTTGTACTCCAGCATGGCCCATATCTCGCTGTTGCGGTCGTACAGGTCCAGGATCTTGAAGCAGACCGCTTTTCTTTTCTGCGGGTCGGTAAGGAAAGGAAGCTGTGATTTGAGGGCTGCGGCTACCTTGTTGGCCTCAGAGCGCTCTTTTACCAGCTGTTCTTCCACCCCGTCCGGATCTGCTGCGCTGGCCAGCTGCAGCAGGGCGGGTTTCTGTTCTTCCTGATCGGCCACACTCGCATAGAGCTGCTGCAGCTCTGCCAGCAAGCGGCCCCTGTTGTATTCGCTGGGCCCGGTAGCCAGGACCTTTTTAAGCAGGCTGCTGGAGCCGTACTTTTGGTACAGCTCCAGTCCCTTTTCATACACCTGGTTGCTTTCAATCCAGGCCATTAGTATTTCTCGCATCACGGTTCCTCCAGTGACACAAAATTGAGGTGTTGCCCTGGGCGGAAAAAGGACACCGTTTTTTAGCGGTTTTGGGCCTGTTTTTCCAAAAACAGGCCCAAAACAAAAGGGCCAGGTAGCTTGTACCTGGCCCTTTTGTTTATTTCTGCAGTGGCTTTCTCCTTTTCACCAGCCCATGTTTCCCGGAAGAGTAAATGGCGTTTGCCAGCTCCAGGCTCATTCCCTGGTAACTGACGGTACCGAAGCCGGGCACTCCCAAAATAGTTGGGGTGCCCGGCTTCAGGTAGTAGTGCCTGGCGGCTTCCTTACTCAGTTCCGGCATGGTTAGGCTGCCGGTGCTACTTCCAGCGGTACGGTTCCCGTGAAGATCAGAGCCGGTCCGTTGCTGGCGGCTTTGAAATTAAAGGTTGCGCCCCGGCGCTCCGTAGGAGTACCACCGGTGGTGATGCTTCCAGCTTCGCGGTAAGCCGGGTACAGTTTTGAGCCCACTACCCGCATCTGGCCCTGTGCGTCCATGGCCAAGAAGATGAAACCGCCGTTGTTGAATTTCTTCTTTGCCTTGAGCACCGCGGCGCTGTTGCCTGGGTGGAAGAAACCAAGGGTGGTTTCAAACGAACCGCCGTCACGCTCCCCTACCTCGTTATCTTCCACCTTACCGGTGTCTTTGGTGAAGTAGATTCGGCTCATTTTCTTGCCGGCTTTCATTTTGATGGCGGTGGCCGTCACGCCGTCTTCCGCGACGGTGATGCTCTCCACCTCTGAGGCTGGGGCTGCGTAGATCTCCCCTACCAGCCCGCCCATGTTCTCTGTCCCCTCTTCGAAAAGCAGATCCTCTAAAACTACTAATGTCATTTATTTAACTCTTAAGATACCAACTACACTTCCTCCAGTACCCCTGCGCCCATTTCCACGAGCTTATGCAGGATTTCAGAGTTATCTTCCACGTCTGTCGCTTTGTAGATCACCCCATCCAGGTTGAACTTCCCAACTTTGAAGCGGAAGGTGCGCGGTTCCTGATCGACGATGGTGATTTTGGCGGTATGGCCCTTAGAGGCTTTCGCCTCTGATTTCCCAAGCTGCTGCTGCAGCTCAGTAATGACCTGCACCGCCTCCTGCTCTACTTTCTCTTTCTCCAGCTGGATTCTGGCCACCTGCTCCTCGGCCGCGAAAACCCGGTCCTGTGATTTGGCCAATGCCTGCTTGAGCTCTGCCTCGCTGTTCTCCAGGATCTTGACTTTATCAAGTGCCTCCTGCAATTCTTTCTTTTCTGCTGCTGTCATTTTGATTTAAGGCAAACAGGAAAAGGAGCCTCAGCCTTACGGGGCTTACGGCTCCAGTTCCGTTATTTTTGGTCGTTCACCGCCAGGGCGCGGGAATGGATTTCTTTCAATTGGGTTCCTGCCTTGAAGTCCATCATTACTTTGATGGTCCGCTCAAACACCTGGGTGGTGATGTTGTTCTCGTCAGCGGCGCTGTCGAAACCGTACACCTTGTTTTCCATCGGTGTCACGATTAGGCGCTGGGAGCCAGCCAGGGCGGGCTCTCTGATCAGCTCACAGTTTGTGCCGTCCAGGAAGAGTTTGTTCTCCATGCCGCTGTAGTTGTTGTTCGCCCCATACTGGCCGCGGTACCGGCGCTGGTACCAGTCGTATAAAGTTGGGGCAAGCGGCATCTGCGTAGGCTTGGCTTTATAGGCCTCCCCCAGGTTGTCGTACACCATTTCGCAGGATTCAATGATGTTGGTTGGCGTGACGGCGCCGGTGATCACCGGAACGATGTTGTCTGCCAGAATCTCATTCTCTACCAATGTCAGCACGCCGTCTATGGTGTCGGCGGCGGTTTTACCGGCAGGGTTGTAAATCCCTTTGTAGACAGACATCAGGTAGACTTCCTCCTGGGCCTTTTCTACAATGTATTTCATGATGTACTCCTCGAAAGGCATCTGGTATGCGTCAGATCCTTTTTTGTTCACCTTGCCCAGCCAGGTCTTTTCCAGGTTGGAGGGAACAAGCACGAGGTCCACCTTCATTCCGCGCACTTTCAGCATGCGGGCCTTGAATTGCAGGGCATCGGGGGTTGGCTCAAACTTCTCGGCGTTGGCCGGCTTCACGATGTTGCCGATGCTCAGGCTAGGCAAAGGCACTTCGTCCTTCACATCATCCCAAAACTCAAATTTCCCCTCCAGGCTTTTGCTCTGTAGGGTTTCTGCGATTAGAACATCTTTGTCTTCTCTCAGATAAGCGCCCAACTCCTCGTTAAGCTCATCAATTTTAATTGCGCTCATTCTGCGTTATGTGAAATTATTGGTTGTCTGTTTTGGCCTCTCTTCTGGAGGTTAGGGCAGCTCTTTCCTGGGCTTTTCTGGCCCAGCTGGAGAGCGGGCGCTCTTGCTGCTTGCCTTGGATTTTGTCAGCGTCTTCCTGGATCAGGCTGCCTTTTGTTTTGCCGGCAGGTCCTTTCTGCAGCTCGGCGATTTTGGTGTTGGCGGTAGCCAGGTCCGCTTTCAGGGTGCGGATTTCCTCGGCCGATTCGGCCGCTTTCTCCTGGGCTTTCTCCAGCTCTGCCTCAGAGTGCGTGAGCTCAGATTCCATGGATTCAATTAAACCGGCCTCTACAAGGCTGGCCCCTACAATGCCTTTGGCGCTCAGCTCCGCGTTGGCGGCGGCTAATTGCGCTTCTGTCACCTCACCGGCGGCGATGCCAGCCAGTGCGGCTACTTTTTTGAATGGTGAAAACATCTGTCTTTTATTGGTGCTTGATTGTGTGCTGGATGTGGTTTCGCCCCCTAGTTCCTGGGCGCGTTTGATGACCTCCTCAAAGGATTTGATGCCGTCAATGAGGCCCATTTCCTGGGCTTCCTCGGCGAAGTACATGGCCCCGTAGAAAGCCTCGTCCTTGACCTGTGGGCGGTAATGGCGAACGGTCGCCTCAAAGCGGTCCCGGATAAAATCCAGTTCGGCTTTCAGGGGACCTTCATTGCCCTGGGCGAATTCGCGGTAGGGCCCGTTCTTCTCGGTTGATTTGGTCGCGTAGACCTGGATGCGCTTGCGGCCGGTTTTGGCCTGTTCCTCGGTATCATCCACCAGTCCCTGGTAGACACCGATGGACCCCACCTGGTCGGTGGCTCGGCTGCAGTAGATTTCATCGGCTGGGACGAAAGCCCAAACGCCGGCGCTGGCCAGCATGCCGTCATTGACAAAAAGCAGAACCGGTACCGGGCAGGCGGCCACGGCATCGGAAAGTGTGTCTGTTCCGTAGACCTGGCCCCCTGGGGTATCAGCGCGGACCACAATGGCTTTGATGTTCGGGTGATTGCCTACACGGGTCAGATGCTCCGCGAAGCTCATGGTGCCCATGCTTCCGCATGTGTCATATTTGAGAACGGGCCCCTCAAAATCTACCACCCCTACTGAACCTTGGGGCACGTCCTCTAATCTTGTGTAATTGGTTACCTGGACGGTCCCGGCCATGGCGGCCAGGAACGCGTCCGGCTTTTCAAAATTTCCATCTGCGCGAGTGCCGACTGCCTCCCCCCTCAAAAATCTCTCAGCCACATGCAGGTTAGCCTCTGCATAGCTGGGCTCTATCATCCAAACTGATCGGAGTAGGGCACTGGCGAGATGGAAATTGTTTTTCATAAAAAGCCTGGTACTTGAACTTTGCGGTTACAAAGCTCAAGCGCCGCCTTTCCTAGAAAAAGGACATCGCTTTTTAGGCTGTTTTGGGCCTTTTTTCAGAAAAAGAGGGTAAAAAAAAAGGCGAGCAGATCTGCTCGCCTTTTTCGGTATCCTTTTTTCAAATGGTTTTTTCTAAAAAATCCAGACTGTGCATGATGATCTGCGGCGCTGGAGGCACCAGCTTCACGCGCAGCACCGCGCCCTCGAAAGCGGAACGCTCCACCGGTTTCACCCTGGTGGCAATCCCCCTGATCTGGCTACCAAGATCTTTCCTGATCCGGACGGCCGCACCTTTCAGTTCCCCGGCCATCAGCTCGTGTAGTCGTTTCTGAGCCAGTACCGGCGCTTGATCCAGCGGGCGGTCACCGCCCTGGCATTGTTGGCGGCCGCGTCAAAACCTGGCATGCCTGAGCAGACCCCGGCCAAATCAACCAAAGGCTTATCAAAGTAGTAGAACACGCCCCACGTGGCCGGGGCCAGCAGGCCGCCATTATCTGCGCCGGCATACGCTTCGGCCCCGTTGCCCGGCTTGTTCACCTGGGAGCTCCACATCATCTGGAAAGAGAGCCGGTTCGGGTTTCTGGTGACCGATAGGTTGGCTCCGTCATGGGGCTGGCCATTGTAATAGTCCGGCACGTTCATGTTGGCGATGTTCGGCCCCACGTAGCTGGTGTTGAACTCCAGGTTATGGAAAAGGTCCACGCCCTCAATCTCACCGAGTGCCCCTCCGTTTACCTGCAGCCAGTCCTCCTCAATATAGCCCAGCGTTTGGTTCAGGGGCACGGAAACGGCATCGCCTATGATCTGCAGCTCCGGGCTGAAGAAGGCGTTCGGGTTGTCCGGGTCAATGTTGGCCCGGCCGTTGATGCTGGAGTCAATGTAGGTGCCGATCCCTAATTCCACGTTGCCTATGTTGCCGTTGCTGTACGTGGTAGCTCCTGTGCGCAGGTTGGGGCTGCTCGCCTTAACGGTGTAGTCGCCCAATTCCTTTGAATTGTACTCGGGGTTTGCGGAAAATGAGTTTGGGAAGTGGCCAGGGTATGCCGGTTTCGGTGGGTTAGATGTTGGATTTCCCGCCCAAAGTTCCTGCAGCGAATTGTAGGTAATATACGGGTTGCCCTCATAGCCCGCGGTATTATAGACCTGTACCCGTATTTTGCCCCTTAAATTGTTGAAGTTGTGGTTGGTGGTGTTGTCGGTGCTGCGAATCGTGAAAACAGATTCCTCGTCAAAGTCATTGTTGTAGGTGTGGTCTAGCTGTGCCGCGCTGGGGCTGATGCCGGTGATCTGGGAATTGAAGACCTTGCACCCGAACATTTTCGGGGCCACCACACTTGACACCACCCCCTCCAGTACGCAGTTGGTGAAGGTGTAAGCGTAGTTTCCCGCGCCGAGGGTGCAGTTCCTGAGCTTCGCGCCGTTGCAGTTGAAGCTGGAGCCAGATGAGTTGTCGGTCACTCGCATGATCTGGTAGTTCCTGAATTCAAAATTCCCCAAAAAGTTAAACGGCCTCCTGGTCATGATGAACTGGTTAGATCCGGATGCTTTGAACACCACTTTGCCTTCGGCAATAATATTGTAGGTCACGGACAATGAGGGCTGCGAAACATTGATACTTTCCTCATACACGCCCTCACCGATGATAATGGCCACCAACCCAGTGTGCCCTGCGTTGGTCGCGGTGAAAATCACCTGGCTGACGCTTGCCTTGGGCGCGTCGGGGCTGGTGCCGGGGTTGCTGTCGCTGCCCGCCTTGCTGCAAAAATAGACGGCCGTGTAGTTCACGAGCGTCAGATGTTTCCTGAAGTTGTGCATCTCTTATTTCTCAATTAGGGTTTCCTCCACAGAGGAGACAGCGCCCCAGGCGGGGTGCGTGATGGGGTTGATGTAGGTGTATTCCATAGTGTAGACGTGCGTCTCGGTCTCCCAGCGCTGGACCAGAACCCGGTTGTTGTTCTCGTCCACCGGCTCCGTGAGCTGCGTGGGCTCCCCGTTGTCCTGCACCTGGAACATCAGGCCGATGTTCTCCTCAATATTTAGTACTCTCATATTAGCTGTATTGACCTGTTACTGTGATGCTCCCCGAATTATAGCCTGCCTTGTAGGTGATTTTCCAATCAAACAGATCACCCGCGGCGTGGCCAATATTTATATCCGTACCGTTAGGCACGTTCACCCATCCACCGCCATTTTTCCTGTAGCTGACTGCATTTATGGCTATCTGTGGCCAATAAACGCGTTTAAGCGTGCCGGCCCGGTGTAAGTAATTAAGGCCCGTTACTTCTGAGATAAGGGGGAAAGTGATACTGTAGCGGTAGGTGTTCAGGGCCGCGACTTCTGCGGCTGTGATCAACCGGCTCCCTTGTACCTGGTCAACTTTATTGTTTACTTTATCATCTACCTTCTTTATCTCGGTGCCAATGAATTCATTGACAGACTGGAATTTGCCGGCAATGGAAGCGTTCTGGTCCCAGGTGCCGATGATTTGCGAAAAGGAAATTTCCTGGCCGTCCAGCTTCACCAGCTCCCAATAGGCGTTGGCCACCGTTGGGCCGCTGGAGCTGTTGAAGGCCGATTTCGTTCTCCAGAGTTTGCCGACGAAGATGTAGTAGCAATCCGCCGTCAATGCTCCAGGTGCCCAAATCCCCCGGAATTTTCCCTCCAGGGCGAAGTTTGACACTTTGATTTTATAGGTAGTGCCGCTAGGTCCCTCCATCAGCAGCCAGGCCTCGGGTATCGGTGCACCGGCTTCGTTTTTTATGTCTTTAATTTTCATGGCTATATCTCCAGGTATTTATCATCAATCGTGAGCCATATATCCGGTAAAGTGAAAGTGCTGCCTGCAGGCACGATTCCCAGGGTGTTCCCGTTCACGTCCTTTATTGTGACCGGTCCGCCTCCAGATCCTGTATTGCCTGGTGTGGGGGTTGGTCCCTCTTCGGAAACAGTGAATGTGCCCACGAAGAATTTCGCGGGTTCGGTGGATGTGCCTTTAAAGGAGAAATTATATCCGTTCCGGATGCTGGGCGCGCTGCCGGTGTCCAGTTTCCGCGTGATCATCAGGAAATCCTCTGTATTCCCGATCAGGCGGCATTGGTTGTTCGCGTCAATGGCCAACAGCACCATTTTTTTACCGCGCAGTTTTAGCCAGGCTTTTGCCAGCTGGAGGTTGTCTTTTGCCCTGAATCCCTTCACTTCCTGCGTGTACAGGTAGCCGTGGGGGGTCCGTTCCTCCTCTTCCGTGAAACTGGTGGTGTATGGGGTGGGAATAAAAAAATGCCACTCAGTTCCTGGTGACAAGGTAATGGTTCCCTCTAGCAGCAGCCCATCTGTGGGCTGCTGCTCTAGTAGATTCTTCTGCTCAATGAAAAAAAGCCTGGTAATTCCTCCCAGGTTCTCCCCCTCTAAACCAACGATATTCTGCATTGCTCTGTAATTAAACAAAGCTAGCGCTGTTGGGAGGGCTTAAAAAGGACAGGCTTAGGCAACCAGCTTCAAAGGCCTTGCTTCCTGTACCTCAGTGATTTTGTTGAGTTTTCTTTCCCGGTAACGGTCGTAGCTTTTCTTCATGGTTTCGAAGGGATAGTCCTCTTCGCTCATGTTGTATTTCTCCCGAAACTTCAGGAATGCCTTGGCTCGGCTGCTGCTTCCGTACTCTAAGGCATAGTCCACATAGGCGTGAAATTCTGAGCGGATGATTCCCTCCACGAAATTGTTGAAGTCTACCATCCCCTGGGGCGTTAGCTTAAAGCCCATGATCACGATTTCGTCCACCTTCACAGACACCTGGAATATTGCCGTATAGCGTTTCAGGTAGTTGTGGTACTGAATATCATCCAGCGGCCGGCGCATGAGCGTATTCAGAAACAGGCCGAAAGCGTCCAGCTTGCTTAATTTGTAGATTTCATTCTCCTGCAAAAACAGAGAGGCTTCCAGGTATTTAAGTGTGTAAGGCTTTACTGCAATAGATAGAGTGGTTGTTGTCATAAAGGGGGTAGAGTTCCCCTTCCTGTGTTTGTCCGCCGTGCTCACAGAAAAAGGAAAACATCGCGCTAAAAGTTCATTACAAAAATGTGCGCATAATGCTAAATGAAAAAAGACCGGGCTATTAGTCAGATAGCGGTCGGTCTTATTCTAATTCCTTGTCTGTTTGTACTAAATTAAGCAATTAGGGCTGTTTTTACAAGATAGCTTAAATCAAAAAGCGCAAAAACTCTATATTTTTAGGGACAAACCTGACTGCGATTTTTTCTAAAAACTTCAATTTCGGCAGGGACAAACCTGACTGCGATTTTTTTTATTTATTTTCTTCCGCTTGGCGTTTCTCTTTCAGGTAATTGTATACTGTTCCGTAGCCGATTTTCAGGGCTTTTGCGATCTGGTTGGGGCTTTTCTTTTTCTTGTGCAGCTCCAGTATTTTCAGCCTGGTGCTATCATCCAGTCTTGGTCTGCTGATCCTTTTCCCTTCCCCTTTGGCTCTGGCCATGCCGGCTTTCACGTTCTCGCTGATCAGCTGGCTCCCGAACTCAGCCATGCCCGCGATCATGTGGAAGAAGAGTTTACCGTGGGCGGTTGTCGTGTCTACCTGTTCCATGTAGGAAATGAAGTCTACACCCAGGGCGTTGAAGTTGGCCAGGCTGGTTACCAGCTCCTGCATAGACCGGGCGAAGCGGTCATATCTGAAAACCAGTACCACATCCACTTTCCGCTGCATGGTTATTTCCTGCAGCTGCTTATAAGCCGGTCTTTTCTCGGTCCGTTTTCCGCTGGCCTGGTCTACCAGCTCTGCGACTACCTGGTAGTTTCTCCTGGTGCAGTACTCCCTGAGCGGGACCAGCTGGGTTTCCGGATTCTGGTCTTTGTCAATGGTGCTCACTCTGGCGTATATAGCTACTCTTTTCATTTGCCGAATATTAAATTTTGTAGCCATTGCGGCAGATAAGTGATTTTATTGTTGGCTCTGGCCAGTAGATGTTCCCTTTCTCGCTTACGTTCTCTATCCTCCGGAAAAGTATGGCAATGGCCACAATACTGGTGTGTAATGTCATTGGAGTTGTAGCTGGTGCGGCCGCAGTCAGGGCAGGTGAAAGATTTGTTTTCCATTGTCTGTTAAAGTTTTGGGGCTGTTTTCTGAAAAACAGCCCCAAAATCTTATTTGAATATATCTTGCAGCAATAGTTTCTTCCCTTTTTGGCTAGCTTCAAACAAGGCCCACGCCCCTAGAAAACTAGCCATATTCTGTATTGAATTATCAAGGCCCCTTAATTCTATGAATTCCTGAATCGCCTGTCGTGGTGACAATCCCATAAAATTTGTTTTTGCCGCTACATACCCATACATCAAATAAGTTTCAGGATCTTCCGGTCTAACCTCTTCTGTTACCTCCTTTCCAATTTCCCCTACTTTCTTTATTAACTGAGCAGCTAACCATTCGCCGAAGCCTACTTTTCTATTTTGCGCTACAGCTGGTTGAAATTCAACGTTTAGGGTAATTGTTGTGCTATTATTTTCAGTTTCGCGCTCTGCATTGATAAATATCTTCTGGTTTGTCTGATCAGTGAATTCTATTCTTGCTGTTTCCATTATTCAATAATCTTAAAAATTGCTGCTACTATATTGATTGTTGCTAAAATGATTGAGGTCCAGACTAGGAATCTATAGGACCTTTTAATTTCCCTGCTTATTTCTGTGCTCTGCTCTAAAATTGTTTTTCTGCAGACTTCACAGATGCAGTTTTCTGCATGCCCAGTTTCAAATTTCTTCATGTTCTCCTATTAATGCCTTTGCAAAATCTGTTTCTTTAAATTCTAGCCAATGCCGGTAAAACTCTTGGACTACCTTTTCAGATGGAGCCGAAAGATTTTTCTCCAGGAAGAAGTATTTGATTGCATCCCAGGCATTGCAACTTGTTGTTTCCATTTTCCCTATTATGTAGCCCATCATGATGCACCTGTGCGTTTGTGAATTAGGATCTACCCTCATTGTATTCATTGAAATTTTGGACCTTTAATTTTACCTCATTATAAATGTGTTCAGCATTTATCAGTTTCCTTCCGCTGTAGTCCTGTTTACTGGCCGCTTCTTTTAGAATTTCCTCATTAATTAGCCCCAGCTCAGGTGCCTTGATCGTTGCCAGTAACCAATGCAGCTTTCTCTCACAGATATCTGAGAAAAGCACATATATATCACTACCATAAATTTCAAACTGGTCCAGTTTCATTATGTAGTAGAATCCACCAGCTATTTGGTTTGGGTCTACTAAATGGCCATGCTTTGCCATTTCTATCAAGGCCATTAAAGCCCCAGGATTTCCGCTACTCATTACAGCTATTGCCTCTGCGAAATCTGCATTCGGTTGTATTCTCATGTTAATGTTTAATTATTAGATTCTATAAAACACTTCTTATAAGAAACTCTTCTGCTGAAGCTTCGGAGAAATCCCGCACATAAGCCTTGGCCGCATCGGCATTGGCAAAGTCATGCGACTCATAAACTATTCCTTCATCTTCGTCTGGATCACCCTCATAGTGTTTCCATGCCTGGACAACAACTATCTCTTCATTCTCCTCAGTGCGGTCTCTATAAATTAGAACTTCTGTTTCTGCTGTTTTTACAATTTTGTGGTTCATGATTATGGTCTTTAGTGGTGGTAATAACTTTAGGTTAATTGAGCATAGCCCTTTTCAGTATTCATTTTGTTTGCCGTTTTTTTTGCATTTGCATAAAGAGTAAAACACTCTTTTGCAAAGCAGTCATTTGGGTTGCTCACCTTGGCTCTGAAAGGCATGTACTGAGGCTTGCCATTACTGCCTGTAATTCCAATAGCCCAAACAGATTCTCCTCTTTGTTTTGGGTCCCCTTCTCTGGTTGTTATCATAAATCATTATGTTAATCTTCAAACTGCTCAAGTATCACAATCACATCATCTAGCAGATTGTCAATTTCAGTAAGAGAATTTGAGGCTGCTTCATTATTAAAATCATCAAGATAAGTGACGTTTTCTAGGTCGCTTTTTATTTGCTGGACCTCGGCCGCTTTAGCCGCGATCATTTTCTTTATTTCTGGTGTCATTTAGGATCTCCTTTTTGATAGGTTAAAATCAAGGTTTAAAAAGTGGCTTTGCGGCCTTTGGGCGGGGTGTGGCGTAGACACCCTTTTTGACAGGTATCAGTAGTTTTTTTTTACCATTGTGAAAAATGTCCTGGTGAAATGCTCGTGCTCGTCCAGATCACTGAACGTTAACTCATAGACCGCTCCTCCCTCGCTGGTGTTCTCCATTCGCTCCCCTTCCAGAAGACCGAGCTCCAGTTCTGCCTTGAGCTGGGGGCCCAAGATCTTATAGGCACCATTGTCCAGTTCTACCCTGCAGTGCAGTACCCCTTCCTTGAAAGTGTAGTGCATTCCTATTTTATGTGTCATTTGGTTATTTCCATTCTGGCCATGATTGCTTTGCCTTTCATTGTGAAGAACATTTGGCTGGCCACTTTCTCCAGATCAGGAATCTGCAGCGCTTCATCTATTCCTGGGATGGTAATTCTGAAAATGCCCTGGTACTTCATGAAGATTAGCCTCACCATATCGCTGTCCTAATATTCCCGTTCCACCGTGTAGGTGGCATAGTGTTTCCCTTTGATGTGCATCCTGCTCATGGCCACAATGGTGTTTTTTTTCCTGAATAGCAGTACCTGGTGTTGCTCCACCATGATAATTCTGCAGAAGTCACATTCTAGATCTTTTAAAATGTTCATGCGGGTGTGTTTGTTAAGTGGTCTATTTTCATTTTGATGTTGGCAAAGTATCTGGCCAGCTCCCCCAACTTTTCCAGAAAGTATTCCTCCTCTGAGAGTTTGTAGCAGTTGAGCATGCTGGTTTCTGTGTATTCACTGTTTGCTTTGTGCTCCACCCTGGCGGTGTACAGGTCCCCATCCCTGTAAAAGCAGGTGTAGATGTAGGAGCGCCGGCTGATGATCTTTATCTGTTCCGTGCCGTCTGTGCTCTGCAGGAACTTAGGGTACAGTTCCTTTTTTGGAAGTTTTGATGATTCGCCCATTTTCGGTGTTTATAGCTGTTTCTTATTTTACCCGGATACCGTGAAAAAACAGTAAGACAGTAAGAAACCATTGAAGTGGCTGTTTTACAGCTGTTTATTGTCTTACTGTTTAGTTAGATCAGAAAGAAGAGTAAGAAAATTAGCGGCAGTTTTATTCTGAGGCGTTTTTTGGTGGGTTTTTCTTCTTACTGTTTCTTACTATTTCTTACTAAAAAAGTATAAATAGTAAGAAGCTAACCTTTTCAGCCCCAACTTTTTAAACTCGTTTTCTTACTGTCTTACCGTTTTTCAGACATTTTCTCCATCCTGTAGCAAAGGCCCCAAAAAAAAGTGCAGTTGGATTGCACTTTTCCTTTTGGTAAGATGCTTTGCTACTTGATGAAATCCTCCCGTTTGAAAGTGTAGACCTTGCCACTTGCGTATTTCCATTCGACGTTGAAAGAAGGCAGAAGTCCTTCCTCTCCCTCATTCTCCACCACATCTACCATGGGCAGTGGGTAACGGAAGTGTTCGCTCGTTTTGCTTGGTTTCAGGTTAAGGTCCCTCTTGAGGCTCACCATCACTTCGTAAGCGGAGATTTTATCTGTTTTCTCCCTATACCGGAGCGCCTCGCATAGTCTGAGCCTGTCAATCAGTATTTCAGTCTCGTTGTGTTCCTGGAAGCGGTCAATGATGTAATCCTTGATCATGGCCACTAACGGCGGGGTGCTGTTTTCCTTCACTCTGGCCAGCGCCTCGGTTTCGACTGCTTCATCCGGAATGGCAAATCTGCTGGTGGTGGTGAAGTGCTCCAGCTTCCTGTTTCTGAGGAAATGCAGAAATGCGGGAATTTCCCGCACCATTTCACTCATCAGGTCATTGTTTTTATTCTTGATCTTGCCCACCTCCAGCACGAACCATTTGTTCTCGTCTTCATTGATATTGGCGAAATCAAAGATGTGGTTGGTAGTCATGATCAGCTTTACCCGGTTGATCACTGGCCGGGCGCTCACCATTTTGTCATTGAAATTCGCATAGTCGGTGGTCACCATGCTTTTGATCGCCTCAATGATGGTTGGGTCTTCAATTTTACCTTCATCAACGCCTACTAAAGATTTGACAATGTAGGGGTTAAACTGTGACCGGAAATCTGTTGCCCCGATGATGGACATGTTCTGCCCGAAGACGGCGCGCATGAAGGATAGAAAAGTTGATTTACCGGTTTCGTTTTCCCTGCTCACCAATGCCAGGATTCTCTGTTTCTGTTTTGGCTTGGTGTAATACATCTGGATCATGTCCAAGCCAACGCTCAATTTTGAATTTCCCCCGTTGTAGAAAATGTGCTCCAGGAATCCCCGTATGGTGCTCCAGTCTCCGTCTTGCGGCTCATGCTCCAATGGGTAGGCGAGGTTCATTAACTTAAAGCGGCCCTGGATCACGTGCTCCTGTTTGAAATTCAGGAAATCGGGCTCGTTGCAGAATGCTTCGTAGTCCGGTATTTGAAGCATCAGCTCTTTGGCCTGTTTCTCCGTTTTCCCCTGACGCATGAAATCGCTGATTATCCTGGATTCTGTGCGCACATCCCTCACCGGCTCAGGCAGCCCCTTGCTGTTTAGCTCAAAGTAAAGTTTAGCGTATCTGTTCCCTACCAGCACGTAATCTTTCACAATGCCAGGAAGAACCATTTTCAGTTCGTCTTCTTCGTCATTGTATTTGTATTGGTCACCTAAAAAGTAAAATGGCTCATTCCCCAGGGCATCGGAATGAGCGTTGTAGAATTGTTTTGCGTTTGATACCTTGAAGTAATCGTGTATGTCCTCAATGTTTTTGAGGTCTTTTTCAAGGTCCTGGATCTGAAAATATTTTGAGGCTTCCCTGAGTTTGAACAGATCCTCAACAACTTCCATTTCATTGCCTTTTTGGGCAATTAGCACATCATCCAGCCCTTTCTGGCCAATATCCTCCTTCACATGAGCGTAGAAGCAGTTTGGCCTGTTTTTCAGTTCCTTGGTTGCTTTCTTGAAGGCCCACACCGCGTTGGCGAAGTTCATCGGCCGCTGGCCAGCATCAGCCAGGTATTTCATATTTGCGTCCCTGGCGTCAGCATCCTGCAGGTAAACAAGATTCTGCACCTGGCAATTCTCAAGTACTTTTTTTACGATTGGGTGTAGGTCTTTTTTCCCCCTTGCCCTGGTCCCGTATATTCCGTTTATCCCTATGGCAAAAATCCCGTGCATTGCTCCTTTGAGGGCTTTTAGGCTTCCCTCCACTAGGACCAATACCGGGATGATAAATTTACTTTTGCTGCAAGCTGCCTCAATTACGGGGGTTGTGAGATATGGCAACGCCGGCGCATCGGCCGGCAGTTTATATTTGTTATCCCCGAAGGGTTTCTGGAGCCTTATATTATAATAGGCTACCGTTTCAATGGTTTCTACTCCTGTTTTCTCGTGGACCTGCTTTTCTTTCGTGGTCATGGCCACATAAGCATCACCTTCTTTTTTCAGGTCCAGGTATAGTATTCCAAGGTCATTTTTACCTGCAGCTGTGAGTAGTCTTTTCTTCTGTGGTTCTTCCGATCCGGGGAAGACAACCATTATTTCATTTTGTTCTTTAGTGAGCCCTAACTCCTGCAGCCTGGTTTTCCAGTATGGCAATGTTTTTTCTTCCGTGTTTGTCATTTTTCCTTCCAT